TTTTAAAATCATCTGACATAGTATGAGGGTGGTAATTTTTTTTCCAGTGGGGGGGCGTGTGTCCGAACAGGGGGGGTAAAAAATCAGCTATAAATAACTAAATCCCCTATATTACGCCATCAATATATAATAGTTTCAATTACTTAGCTTTATTTCTTCTGGTACTTTTCTTTTTCTTCTTACCTTTAGTGTACATTTTGTGTGCCTTTCTCTTCGTGCGCGCGTAGTGCATCCACTTGTGATTTTTCTATCCTACCCTCTTCTTCTATATGAGCCTGTACTTCTTTTAACGCATCAACATAACTTGTCTCATGCTTTACTTCCATACGCTGTACATCTCCATATACTTTCGGTGCTAACTTACTACTCACCCATTTCAATCCATCTATTGCAACTCTACCTGCATTAGCATCAAGCGTACCATTCACAACCTGATCTATTATCTCGCTAATCTTATCTGCGTAAACCTGCCCTCTACTTTCCATAGCCAAAGAGTAAGCACCTGCAAACTGAGTATTCTGATTTAACTCTCTTGATACCTGTGACCAACTTGGCATATCCTTATCAGTACAGACAGACCTTGCACTTCTTCCTTCACCTATTCTTTTAAGAAACTCGTTCTGCATATTTTGTTGAAATGTTTTTGCTCTTGCCATTTTTCTTTCCATAAAAAAAGGGGCTAGGAAAATCTCTAAACCTAACCCCCCAAGTTTAATTCATCAGGAGAAATTAAATAAAAATAAAAAAACTTTTATCTGCATTCTAGAAATATAAGTACACTTCTAAGCGCACATAGTCAACCCCTAAAAACAAATAATTTGACATATTAACTTCTAGTTAGTATATCTTATGAGTATTTAGTTTATAATAGAGGTGATTATGCTATCAGATAAGACATCAAAAAAGCTACTAGCAAGACATATAGCCAAAGCAACTCCTGATCCATTAGATCGAACTCTTGGAAAGATACATCATAGGACTGTCTGGGAGAAGATGAAATGGTGGGAATCTTTAATCCTGCATTTCTGTGTAACTTGCGTACTAATTCTTATCATTTATCTTCTGCTCTTTGCGTAAGTCAGATAATCTATTGAAAGAATTTTCCAGAGCATCAAGACAAAAGCGCAGTATATCTATTGCGCTACGTTTTGATCTTCCTGTAATAACAGCCCACTCAGTTGCCATCATATTGTGACAGCAAACATTTTCCACTACCTTAAAAATCTCTTTTCCCATTTCTCTTGATAATAAAGTTAAATCCCTGTGAGCGATTGCAGACCTGTCAGAGCCTTCATAGTTATTCCCTGAGGGTAATAAGTTCCACTTCATCGTTATGTTCTTCTCTAGCCCTGCTATGCGCCACAATGTATAAAGCCTTAGACCGACTGCATATTGTTCTTTAGTGATGATGCCGTTGCGAATATAATAATCAAGTGCAGTGCCGTCTACGACTACTCTTTTTCTTTTGCCACCTTTACCAACTCTTTCCTCAATTGTGTTATGCTGTGTCCGCTCATAAGTAGGAAGAACATCTACATCAGCTTGCTTTTGCTTCTTAGACACTGTCATATTCCTCTTGAGTTATCTTCCCATTTGCTATCAACTCATGTAATGCCTGATCATGTTTGCGCTTTAAATGTATTCTAAACCATTCCTTCCCTTCTTCCTGCCACTGCTTTAAAACAAAATTATCATCCTGATTAATAGAAAATGGTATAACCTGTTCAGCTTGTGGTGGCTCATAAGCCCAACCTTCTTGATTAAGCCAAGTTAAAACATTTTTAGCGTAGCCATCTTTTACAGTCTGGTCTTGCTTATACAATCGCAATCCCTTCATTAATTTATCAAAAGATACACCGCCTTTTAAAACTCTTTTAAACTTTTCATAAATCTTACTACCGCCTTGCCATGTACTTCTTTTGTTTGATCTTGGATACTCTTTATCAAATTCTTTAAACTGATTTTCATACTCACTTTCTTTTTTATATATTTTTTCTTTAGATATATAACTTATGTTATTACTTATTATGTGTTCGCCCTCGCGAACAATGGGAGTGTCGGATGTTCGTGTTTGCGAACAATGGGGCTTTTCTGCCATTTTCATATCATATACTGTATATTCAGAACCGCGCTTTAAACCATCAACAATGTTAGCCTTGCGAGTAACATAGCCTGCATTAATCAACTTCTTTAATATTCCATAAACCTTAGTCTTACCCCATCCGAAACGCTTGCCCAGAAACTCAGCCTGTATTTTCCAATTGCTCGGCTTGCCTATGAGATACGTCAACATACCCAAACATTCACAATCTAAATCCCTATCTTCCATAATTGCGTTAGGAATAACAGTGTAATCAGTCGTATGCTTGGAGCGTTTAATCATATCCAGTGTACCTTACAACTTTGATTGACATTGTATGAGTTCCAGACAAACCACGCGTAGGCAGTCGTACCGCTACTTCTGGCTACTTGATCACCTCGCCAGATAGTCAATCTTTTAGAAAAAACATAAATACTGGATGGCGGATTCATATTAAAAATATTTTTTTTGCGCCAAATACCTTCCAGAAATGCAAGCCTCAATAGAAAAGCAAACTTTCTAGGCTTTAACTCCAACGCCTTTAAAACGAATTGATTGGCAAGTTTAAATGGTGGGTTAGTCACAATGTCACAAACTGTGAACGGCAATTCATCATAGTCCAGAAAGTCTTTTTTACTTTCGCCAAAACCATAATCATACAAGTCAGTATTAAAAGTTTTATATCCTTCTTTATCTAATACCTTGCTTATTGCTCCATCACCGCAAGCGCATTCCCACACAATAGGCGCAAACATTTCACGCTGTAGCAATGCCTTAGTAGCAATCTCTGGTGTAGGGTAATAGTCCTTACTGTGTCTCTGGCTCATTATCTGCCCTCTCACCGCTACAGCAATCGCTAATAACCCTATGACAAGTTACGCATTCATAATGCCCATGCACATTAACAATTGTCAGTGCAGTCTTGCACACTGGACAATGCTCTACTTCTTTAGCTGTTTTTGTTTCAGAATTTTCCATAAAACTTCTATTTTGTTTAAATTTTTATCTTCTACACCCCATGTATCACCATGTCCTAAATCCATTTTTTTCGATTTGAATTTAAAATCTTCCCTGTTAATCCACCCAACAACTTCAATACTTTCATTCTCAAAACCTGACTGCCTGCAAAATATTGCAACATCAGCTTTAAATTTTTCCTGTGTCCGAAACAAAAGCATTCTGGCATTTTCAAAGCCTGTCTTTACATCGATGGAACAATCTTCAAACCACATATCCATCCCATCATCATGCCCAATAGTGTGCGCAGTCCAATCCAGATCAAATAACTTAGCCACCGCCATCTCACCCCTGATGCCCAATAAATCCAAGTCTGACCTATCAACTACATTCTGGTTAGTTAACCCTGCACTTCTGGCAAAATTATACCTTGCATTGCTTGCCTGCTTGCATACACTTTCTTCAGATTTTGATAAGGTGATAATCATTTCTGGTTGCCTAGCAGTTCAAAAAAGTCATCTAAATCAATAAGTATTAACTCAGGCTGTCTATCGGCTTTAATAACAAGTCCATCATGCTCACCCTTCCACTTGTAAAGATTTTTAAAACCATCCGCCCTGCATTTAATTTCTAAAACCCATTCTTCTGCACCGCTTTTAGCTGATACGACTACATCACCTTTAATTGGAGTGTGGCTTGCTCCGCCACTTAGCGGTACTCGATAGGCGTGTAACCCATGAACATCTGCTTTTTTGCGGATATTATTCTCAGTCCTATATCCCTTATCTCGGCTAAATTTGCCCATCGCCCCAATCAATTGCCTGCACTTTATTGTCAGTCAACTTTTGTATGATTGCCATCTTATCGCCAGTAGGAAAAGTTTCGCCAGTAAGCCATTTCCAAAACGCAACCTTGCTAATTTTAATTCCTTCAGCCTCTAAAAGTTCGATAAAAAAACTCTGGGTTACATCCTCTTCTTTTAAATAATCGCGTAATTTCATAATTAACCTCTATTTACGCATAAACTATGCGTTAATAAAGGTATTGTCAATTTATTTTATTTGTATTATGGTTCTATTAACTTCTAGTTAATTATAGAGTGAGGGGTCAATTATAGGAGATAAAAATGAATTATACCAAATATAAGAAGTATGTAAGAAGGGTATGCATACACGTTAACAATACCCTAAATAGTCAAATTAAATTTTGGAAAGGTCAAAAGCGAGATGTACGCGATGGCAAGGATATGCAGTGGTCAACCAGACCAAGAAGTAGAGTTGGTTGGGGTATTTGCATTACGCTAAATGCTCCGCCCAAGTGTGGTACTTCATTATTCACAAGAAAAAGAAAGTTTTACAAACAACAAAGTTTAAAAGTTATTAAGAGAGGATTAAAATGGATTATCCAAATAGGTTATACGAATTGCGTGTCAGCCTTAGAAAATCACAGGGAGAGATGGCTAACATCTTAAATATTTCACAATCAGAATATTCACGCTTAGAGAAAGGTAAGCGCAGGTTGGGAGTACATGAAGTACCTCTAAAAAAGTATTTTGTTGAACATAATGTTTTAGATCAAAATGATAGTCTGGTTAATCATGCTTTGGCTACATCAAATGAAAATTTTACACAATGGAAAAATGATTTTGATACAAAGTTTGAGAATGAAAAACTAGATTTACCTGTATATGGCATTCCACTTGTAAGCGGTGGTATTCAATGGACAAAAGAGGCTATTGATATGACAGCTAGAACACCATTACTAAAAAACAATAAAGAGGCTTATGTTACTAATGTGGCAGGCGATGATATGAAGCCAAGATTGATTCGAGGCAATAAAGCGTTGATTGATCCAACTTCACCTCATACAGCCGAATCATTGGTTCTTGTTGAATTTACTGAACAGGAAAATGTAAGGTACTTTAGGGAATTTTTATTTGCAGATGATAAATTTATTCATTTAAAAGTATATAACCCTGAGGCAATAAATCAATATAAGCACTCTGAAATTAAGAGTATGCATAAAGTTTTTAGTGTGAGGTTATAAAAAATATAAACTAGGGGTTTACATTATGCGCATATATGCTTATAAGTTAACCCATGATTACTAATAATAACTCAAATAAAATAGATGCAGGGAGTGGTGAAACAATTGCCATTCCCTCTTTTTTAACCAATTTTAAGTTACCTGCAAAATCACTTGAAGAGCGTAAAACGACAATAGGCGGAAGTGAAATTTGCGTATTGGCATCTGACAATGAAGAAAGACAAAAGCAATTATATGACATTAAGACAGGTGTTATACAGCCTGATGATTTAACTACAGTCTGGGCTGTAATTATGGGATGGGTTACTGAAGAGGCTAACCTGTCATTTTTTGAATTTAAAAATCAGCTTGAAGTAATTAACAAACAGAAAGTATTAACTTCAGATAAATATAAGTTTATGCGCTGTACTCTTGATGGAAGTATTAAGAATTACAAAAACAGGCAGGCAGTTATAGATGCAAAATTTACTTTAGGTTTTAAAAGAATTGATGAAGAATATGCGGATGTAATTCCCAGACTTATAAAATACTATAGTCCACAACTTCATTGGAATGCTTACCTGCTTGAAGAAAATACTGGCAGACCAGTTCCTTATGGCATCCTGTCAATTTGCAGGGGCGGTAATGAACCTACCATACATGAAGTTAAGATTGATAAAGAATATCAGCATAAGTTGATACAGGTTGCTAAAACTTTTATGTACTGTGTCAATCATAACTTACCTTACAATATGCCAGAATATTTTGAACCGCCTACTCCTGCGGAAGATAAAGTTCCTGTAGACATGGCTAACACTAAGGCAAAGTTAAATTGGAAAAGACATTCTGAGACTTGGCTACAGACTTATGGCGCAAAGCAATCATGCTTAGAGGCTGAAAAAGCATTAAAGAATTTAGTTCCAAAAAATGCATCAACCGCATTTGGGAATGGAATAAAAATATCAGTAAGTAAAAATAATAGAAAGAAAATAGAGGTGTTAGATGACTGAAACAGGTCAAGTATATAAAGCGTTTAATAAATTTCAAAGCAGTATGACAGCAATGGAAAAAGGTGAAAAAAATCCTAGATTTGGTTCTATGTTTGCAGGGTTAGATAGCGTGGCAAAAGTTGCAGATGGTATGTACAAATTTGATCTTTCTTGGACTCAAAGAATTGAGAGTAATGAGAATGAAGATTTTGTAGTCACTGAAGTTATGCATTCTGACGGCTCAAAACTACCGCCTTCAATAATGAGATTGTATTTTAATAAAAAGACTATCAGCAATGAAGGTAAGCCAGTAGCTACAATGCAACAATTTATGAGTGCGGTGACTTATGCAAGACGTTGCTCATTAATGGCTATCTGCGGTATGTCAACGAATGATAAAGATGGCAATGATCTTTCAGAAGATTTAGATTTTGAAAATGAAGATGAAGAAAAAGAATTTAATTTACAACAAGATACTTCTTCCCAAACCAACAATATCCTCTCACTTAAAAATGGCGGTAAGAAGAAGTTAGCATCACTGCTAGATAACCCTAGTGGTGATGCGAAAGATTT